GGCACGTCCAAAGGACACAAGATTTTAAGTCTCGGGCGTCTACCTATTCCGCCATACTCGCACAAAATCAAAAACCAACTATGTCAAAGAGCAGTCAATTGCTTGACTATGTTCTGAATATACGACATGTTAGGCTGAATGTCAAGAACTATTTTCAGAAAGTTTGGCACAGGTGCTAGGATTCGAACCCAGACGAACGGTTTTGGAGACCGTCATGCTACCGTTAACATCACACCTGCACGAAATTTTAAAAGTGAATTACACCTGAATCAATGACTGGATGTTCATCGTCTGTGCGATCAACAACAGTATATGTAATCTTAGTTGTGCCGAACTCCTTGAGCATTTCAGCAACATCTTCTAGCTGAAAGTCTTTACAACTGTATAGGTCGAACTTATAGAAAGCTGGCTTATCGTCCTCACTTCCCCAAAAATGTATACTACTATGACTAGTAGTGATTCCCACGATTCCAGTAACGCCTTCGTTACCTTCATCATCACACCAAACGCAAATAGGATCAATTAGCACTTTCATATCTACTGCTTCTACCAAACGGCGAAACCAATCGTGAAGTGCGGGGACGAATGCAGGGCCTGGCGCCTCTGCTAGGTATCCTGTGATAAGGACATGCTTGTTAATTTGAGCCAACTCATAAAACCTTTCGTTTCAATTTTACTGTCAGACAGCGAAATAATATTTATCACAAAAGGAAAAACTACAGATATTTACATCTGTAGCTTTTCCTTGAATATGGTACCTGGTGACGGGATTGAACCGCCGACCGCCTCGGTGTAAACGAGATGCTCTACCGCTGAGCTAACCAGGCTCTATGTATGGTCGGGAATGTAGGATTCGAACCTACGACCCCCTGCTCCCAAAGCAGGTGCGCTACCAGACTGCGCTAATCCCCGTTTATTCTGGTGGAGAATAGCGGGATCGAACCGCTGACCTCCTGAATGCAAATCAGGCGCTCTCCCATCTGAGCTAATTCCCCATGAAACTATTTATAACTTACTTATATTCTCAAACAAAAAGAATGGCGACCCCGGCAGGGCTCGAACCTGCAACCCCAAGTTTAGAAGACTCGTACTCTATCCAGTTGAGCTACGGGGCCAATCTCTCTTTATATGTCTACTTATACAATAGATTGAATTGAATGTCAACCTTTTTTTAATGGTGCCCCCACGAGGATTTGAACCCCGGACCTACCGCTTACAAGGCGGTTGCTCTACCACTGAGCTATAAGGGCGAATTTGGCTCCCTGAGAAGGATTCGAACCTCCGACCAATTGATTAACAGTCAACTGCGCTACCGCTGCGCCATCAGGGAATAAACTCTATAAAACTATTTAATCTGCTTATAACAGCCTGACAAAAAAATGTCAACCGTTTAATTGCTCTACGCAATAGTACCTAACCTCTATGTTGATAGAGGCTTCAAGCGCATACTTGTACTTTTCACCCGTCTCCTTACACGCTTCGATAGACTCTTGTGGCACATTTTCTTGCCACAAGAGTTCTACCTTCCTTGTGCTAGGGTTCATGTAAAATACATAAGCGATCAGTAGTATTTTCATATACTACTTTTAACATATTATTAACTATATGTCAAGCTGCCATTTGCAGAATTCTACTGTGCTTAGGAACACCTGAAATCAAGTAGTCCATTTGATCAGCAAGAATGTTGCGATTCTGCAAAATCAAACTCTCATAGTGATTCGGTGCGTAAGGAACATATCTCAATTCCATACCCGATTCCTTAAGAGACTTACAGCCCTTCTTTTGGTTACAGCTAATGCAAGCAGTAACTACGTTCATCCACGTATCCTCACCACCGTGGTAACGAGGAACAATGTGATCACGACTCAAATCATGCCGACTTACGAAGTGCTTGCCGCAGTAGCCACATATGTGACGGTCACGAGCGAACAGCGTATGGTTAGTCAAAATGACCTTGTTGTGCTTCTTGAAATCGAAACCATTGCCTTTTACAGCAATGATGCTGGGTGTTTCGATGTAACTACGTGTACCGTTACTTTGGACGCCGCCGCGATATCTAGCAATTACATCACCTAGAGTCCATGCTACCAGGTTCTTTGCGTGATACGAAATTGCTTCGTCGTGGGAGACCCACGTTCGCGGGATACCCGATATGTCTAAGGCTAGTACTGCCATGTTATGCTCCTGTCTGTAAAAATATTTAGACTGTCTATATTATATACACTATGATTGGACTTAATGCAACCAAATTCTATAAATATATACTCAGCCTTGTAAAAAACTTTGGTGCCCAAGAAAAGACTCGAACTTTCACGGGCTTTCGCCCACAACGACCTCAACGTTGCGTGTCTACCATTCCACCACCTGGGCATTCTAATTGGTGCACCCACCAGGATTCGAACCTGGACAAGCCGCTAATCTGGCGCTACGGGATATAAGTCCGCTGTTCTACCGTTAAACTATAGGTGCGTTAAATTTTAAAGGTGAATGCAAAAGAAAGCGTATTGTCTTCCCGCCAGTCTTTTGTGTACAAGTCTTGAATTGAGAAGCTTGTTTTCTCGCTCAACTTGTATTTGATTTCCGCTCTGTTCTGAATGAAGGTTCTAGAACCCTGCTCAATCATAAACTGATTGCTTGCAGTAAGCTTGCTAGTTAGTTTATGACTGATCCAAAGACTTTCACGAACTACTACATCGCTATATCCGCCCGTACCGTGCTTGTAACCAACGCTAAGTTCGTTTGATATCCTAGTTTTATCGTTCTTTAGGATTCTGAAACCGTGACCGATACTGTAAACTGCTTGATCTTCTGAAAATGTTCTTGGGTCGTGTCTATATCGCACACCAACTTGTACATAGTGCTTAGGATGAATGTCCTGATTGATTTTAGCGAATGCGTTAATCTGTTCTCTATTAGTTACACCGTTAGCACTCTTAAAAAGAATATCACTCTCAAATGAATATTCTCTGGGGCCTGTATCAGTAACGTGCTTGAAGGCTCCGGTCAGTACAATGTTATCGTCATTGATAACTGTTCCGCCTAGTGAACCTGTTGTTTCTCTCTCAACCTGAGCATATGCAGGGAAAGAAAATAATAATGCTGCTGATAGTATAAGTGTTCTAAACATAGTAATCTCCAAACTACTATTTAGCAGTTTGGTGCCTCATGACAGGATCGAACTGCCGTACTCTGATTACGAAACAGATGTAATACCACTATACGAATGAGGCTAATCTATTTGATGTTTTGAAAAACAGTGATACTATATCTACCCGTCATTGGTGTATCGTCTAGCATCTTGATCGGTGTTACTGCGTGATTCAGCACTGACGGAAACACTATCATTTTATTTGCATCGCACGGGATAGTATAATCATATTCATCAAAAACTAAATCCCCACCTGTGAAATTCTTAGGTTCTTTGAACAAGAATAAGGTGTTTGTGAATATAGAGGCGTCTCTATGAGATTTGTAGCCATCATCATTTTCGTAGTATTGTACGTGAAAGAAAAAAGTTCTAGCTTTAGTATAGAGACGATAATAGTTTTCTAAATCCTGAGTTGGCAATTTTACTATTTCATCACTGTGAAACAGATTAACCAAATACTGTATGATATAGGAAATGTTGTTTTGATAGTTGTACAAGTCATTCAGACTTAGTGATTTGTTGCTTTTTAGCGGGTTTCCCGAATCATCCTTAGCAGAACCTCCAGAAAAGCCGTTCTCTCCTACTCGTAGCAATCTAGGATGCAAAAAGTCAAGTTCAGACCAAACATGTTGCAATTGCTGTGCGTCAAATACATCGTGAATGATAATATGATCAAACGGCTCTGTTACTACTTCAATTCTCATAGTAATATTTATAGAAGTCAATAACGCTAAATTATTAATGCAGCGTTGGGAATCGAACCCAACTCCTGGCCTCTTGATGCCTACCCATCCTTCCGGACTCTCGGACTTCCTGTGCTACCATTACACCACGCTGCAATCTTCATTAACTTTTGTTAAATTTTAAAGTCTGAGGCTATATTCTCGTTAGCAAATTGATGAAACGAGAAGAAAGCATTATACCTCGTTGAGGTCGGTTGTTTTACTGAATGCGGTAAAGTCACGTTAATCAGATAGGCTTTACCATAATGCATCGGTATTGTCGTTTCTGTGATTCCTAAACGATCTTTAATCACAAATTCACTATACGATCCGTTCAACGGAATATGAATTCTAGGAAATCTATGTGAAATATGCCAATCTATTTTTCCATCGGGCGTAAGTTCAGATAACCTAAAACGAAAAATTTTTTTTACATAATTTTCAAAAAATCTGTCTAATACAACGCAATCATCCGTAATCCATAAGGCACTAAGTTCACTTTTCTTATACCAAAAAGTTTCCTCTTGTAAATTCCATTGCTGATATGAATCGGTTTTTAGATCGGGCGTGCAGTATTCTTTGCAATAAAGGAATTTGCTATTTAAAAAATTAAGGATATCTTTCGGAACTACACAGAGTTCTTTGCCAAAGGTAAGATTGTCATACATAGTAATATATTTATTACGTTTTTGTCAACTGGTGCCCCGAGAGGGACTTGAACCCCCACGCCTTTTGGGCAAAAGATTTTGAATCTTCCGCGTCTACCGATTCCACCATCGGGGCAAGAAACTGAATGAGTGTAGTGCCCTAGGGTGGCCTTTGCGTCGCCGCACTACACTCTACGCAAACTTAGAAACTAGGCCCGGGATTGTTATACACCATACGGGCGGCGGTGTTAGTAATAAGAAGGCTACTGAGGTGTTGACTCGCTACAGTCAGTAATTTCGCTCTTTACGTTCCCATCTTCCCCCAAATCGCTTGGTCGCCACGGGAACTTCCTTCATCCGGTTTGTTTACATGTACGATTGCTGGCGGATATCATAAACCCCTACGTACATGGTTCAGCAGCCGGAACTGCTTGTTAGTGTCGGTTCAGCAGTTCGGGTTCTGTTTCTAGTGACCCTCATAGTGTGCCTTGAAGCATCGTTCTAGACCGATGACTTCTTCCGATTTCTGAAACTTGGTACGGATGAAGGGACTCGAACCCCCACGATGTGAATCGCCAGGACCTAAACCTGGTGCGTCTACCAATTCCGCCACATCCGCATGATATAAATGTATTTATTCTGCTGACTATCAGCAAATAAAATTATGGTGCTCCCAGACGGGTTCGAACCGCCGACACCCTGATCTTCAATCAGGTGCTCTACCAACTGAGCTACAGGAGCAAAACTAACTATGTCAAAGAACATATTCTTTATAGCAAACAACGATACTGTTGTCAACCTTTTTTATGGTAGCCCCGAGCGGTTTCGATCCGCCTTCTTCTGGATGAAAGCCAGAGATCCTAGCCATTAGACGACGGGGCCATGTATTGGTGGAGCCTAGCGGGATCGAACCGCTGACCTACACACTGCCAGTGTGTCGCTCTCCCGGCTGAGCTAAGGCCCCATTTAAACTGGTCGGGGTAGCCGGATTTGAACCGACGGCCACTTGTCCCCCAGACA